CGTCTGCTTTCGGTCTTAGATAGTTTAGCCATGGTGTCTCAATAATTAGTTTTTGTAAGAAGATGGACATGTTATCTGCACGTTCTTTCGACGCAGAGATAATCATAATCTTTCTTTCGTTGTCATTAAATAGTGTCCATAACACAAATGCACCAGTAATCCAGCTTTTACCTACACCACGGAACGCTTGGATCTGCAAACGCTTTGGTCCGTTCTGTAAGTAGTCAGCTATAGCATACTGAGCTCTGGTAGGACTAGGTAGACCTAGCTCTTCCCACAGTGCTTGTAGGAAAAGCTTAAAGTCACCTTTCAGACTATCAATTATTTCATTATCCGTCATCTGGGAACTCAATCTCTAATTGTTCAATAATAGTAGGTTTTGCTAAGTCTTTAAATGTAGTTAGCTTAAGTTGCTCTCTAGTTATTATAGTAATATCATCATTCGGCATCCTGTCGTTTATAATCGACATGTACTGATCTAATGCTTCTTTATATGTCTTAACATTAAAACCAACCATTGTACCAGCTCGTCGAGTACCATATAACATTTTTAGACCATTATAATGCTTGATCTTATATAGCAGTAACGCAGCATCTAATTTTTCACTTTCATTTAATAAACTAAAATTACTTACCTCTATCTCAACTTCTTTAAACCTAGGGTTTTTACCTAGTATGTCATTGTTAAAATCAGCCTTAAAATCAGCAAAAGCGTTTCTAACTACGTCTTGCACAGAAAACTGAGCATAGTTTGCTTCTGCTAGTTTACCGTCTGGTGTTTTAACTAAGTTACCAAATCTGTCCTTTACTTTACCTTTTGCTAGTGTTATCATGCCTTTTTCAAGATACTCTTCGAGCATGCGAACAAGGTCATCGTGATAGTCTGAAGGAATCTTACCAAAAAATATATCTAGCTGTTTTAATCCTTCAGTCCATAACTCTCTGTTTCGTGCAACTATTTCGTTGTATTCTCTAAACACTTCAATTCTGTCTTCAAGACTTTTGTTCATCTTGTTGACTCGCTGAGGAGTAAAGAATTTATCACCAGTCATACCAGTTTCGTTTGAAAAAAACTGGCTGTGTACAATATTATGAAGATGTGGAGGTACGTTTCCAAATCTTTCTTTAACTAAAAAGTAATTAGGATGATTTACTCCTATCTTACTAGGTAAAGTTACTAAGTTACTACTGTCTTCAATCTGAGGCTGACCCGGGTAGTTACCAAACTCGTTAGCTACAGCTGTCATCGCCCGCCAGTCATCACTCATGTACTCTAGTCCAAAATAAAATGGAGCTGACAAAGCTGATGGAAAGTCATGATGTAACTCAGGTCTAGCTCCATACTTTAAGTTGTGTTCTGCAAACTTTTCACTAAAAGCTAAGTTCTTTATATTTTTGTCTTTTGTAAATGACTGAGGTACTGTCTGGTCTATATCAGTTTGAAATATCTGAGCTATTTCCCGTTTTTGATTACTACTTAATTTGCTGTAAACTTTTTCATCAAAAATCCAACCACCATTTTCACCTTTCTTTGTAAAGCCATAGTCCGTAAATCTTTTATTTATAAACTCAGGAGTTGTAATTTTTTTTCTTGTAGTACTTTCCAAACCCGGTATACCAACGTCACCTGTTTGTAAGACGTTTGTCATGTCACCAGCACCTTTATCTTTAGCTCCTTTTATGATTCTAGAAGCTATGACGTTTAGTGGTAAATCTCCAGTAATCAGTTGACTAGGTGTAAAGCCTTCAAGTAACTTAGCTTCCTGTATAGCTTTTTTCATACCTATATTAGGATTAGCTTTATATATCTTGCTTGCTCGTCTAAATATCTCAGGGTTTAGATTAAATGTTTCATCTACAGCATCGGCTGTAATGTTAATCATTTTCTTTGTATTACCAATTTGTGTAGGTGGTACATATGGTTCTATCTTAGTTGTAATACCAAAAGTTTTAGGTTTAACTTTTGATAGCTGTTTTAAACCTTTAGGACCAAAATAAAGTTGTGCACCAACAGCCAATCCTTCTCGCCAACGTGGATCTAGTCCAAGTAACCATCCCACACCTCGAGCTGGATTTCCAATAACAAAGTCTGATACTTTACCTACTGTATTTAAAGCAAACTCTCCAGTTCTAATAGCCGCAGCTGTTGTAGTAGCCATTGGGTTAAGCACTTCAGCCCCTTCTACAGTGCGTAAATCTTTATATATGTCACCTATAGTATTACCAAGTGTGATAAGATTTTTCTTATGAACATCATCTAGATCAGTCCAAGTCTGTTCTAATCCAGATAAAATTTGATCTGCTTTTTCTTTACCTAATTCACGATTCTGATACCGTTCAATAAAGTTAGGTCCTATTTGATTATTCCATAACTCTTGTATTGAGTATCCTTTTACTTCTGGTCTCTTTTTTCTGTTTTGTTCATACGCTGATGTCATTGTATGTGTGATAAAATAGTCTGTTCTCTATCTGTTTTACCGAATGTCGACCTCATCCAGTCTTGCCATTCTCTACTACCTTTGTCCTGATTGCATCGTCGACACGAGGGTACAACATTCGTCGTTGTATCCGTACCCCCTCTGCATTTGGGACGTACGTGGTCGATTGTAAGGTTGTGTAATTCATGAAATTCTCCGCAATAAACGCATGTACAATTAAAGTGCTCTTTGATAGCTCTTCTCCAGAGCCGTTTAGATTCTGAACTTGTCATGGTTATTAAATTGTGTAAATAGTAATCAGGGTTTGGTAGTAATGGTGTCATTAAGTTCTGCTCGCTCCGCCTCTACCTCGGTTTGTTTTACGTGACTCTGCAACGATTTTTCCACCTTTATGCGACATATCTGTCTGTGGTCCGGGTTTACGTTCTCTACGTATCTTCATTAAGTCACGTCTGTACGCTTTCTTAGCTGGTGTGCTGTTGATTGCTCGTTGAGTACGTCTATGCTTTTCACGTGACTTCTTATTCTTTCTGTAGAATCTTGCAGTTCTACCGGGGTTAGGGCTTAGTTTAGGTCCTGTTCTTGCCATATAATCTAGATTGTACTAATGTTGGATCTATCTTTGGTATGACTGACGCTAATCTATCTAGGGGACTACCCTCAAGGGCAACACCTGTAATGTCGTTAGTTTTTAGCCAGTCACATGCGGCTTTTAAGTCTGCTGTCTTAGCTTCGCCACACCTTATTAATCTTAAAAATTCTTGGGTGACTAAGTAATGCAGCTCGTTAAAACTTTCTTCGTCTGCTTTCTTAGGTATTACTCTTGTGGTTTCCTTCATTCGATGTCTAATCCTTTCTTAACGATTTGTAGTGCTCTGTCGTCAAGTTCGTTATCTGTAGACTCTACTAGCTTTTCTAGCAGTTCAACTACAAACTTTTTAAACTTGTCGCTTTTTAGTCCTGTTAGAACTAATGGTTTGATTAATGCAAACATTATTCTTCTCCGGGTGTAATTACTTCTTGTTTAACATAGCGTCCGTTCTCGTCTCGCTTTGCAGCCTTTTTCTTAGCAGGCTTCTTTTTAGCAGCTTCTTCTCGTTCTGCTATAATTCTTGATAATGTACTCATTAGAAAAACTTAAATTTCTTTTTATCTGGTTTAGGTGGTAGCAATGATTGTATAGGTACGATGTCCTGACACAGGTGAGCTACCCGTGTACCCGGTCTTATGGCAAAACCTTGACGTTGTAATTCTGCACATTTTAGTGCTCGTACAAGTTCGTAATCTAATTGCATCTTCTCCTCTTGACGCTTGGCAATACGTCTGCATTGCTCAAGACCACTTTTGTCTAGAGGAACCATAAAGTTAATTTGGAAACCCCAGTTTTCAGATAAGGTATAGCTACTAGGCTCCATACCTGAGTCTTCTCCGACTTCCCAAGGTTTTGTATGATTGCCCATATAGAATGGACTAAATGTCATAGTAGATCCATTACATGATATACTAGGACCGTAGTTTTGACGTGACATTGAGCCGTTGTTCTGAAACTGCACGGCTTGGTTTGTCACATTACCTGTAGCTGCTGCCACAGGGTTTGAGCTATTATTTGTATCTCCTTCTGCAAACGCTGGTCCTACTGTGAGAAGACAGACAGCGATGTAGTAGTAGAGTTTATTGTATAGTTTCTTGTAGTATCCCATTGTTCTACGACGCCAGCTGCTCTAGTTGTAGTTTCTAAAGTCCAAGGTAGTGTGGTATCAGTTACAGTAAATACTGCATCTCCACCAGCAATACCAGCACTAGCTGATGCTGTAATATTACTACCGCTCCATGTGTTTACGGCAGCACCGAAAACCTGACGTTGCTCGACCTCAGTTATCGTTTGGGTTGTTGTAGTTGTACTATTCATCGACCCTGTAGTAAACTGGGGCGTGACAGTATTAGCTCTTGCAACTGCGGGTGATAACAATGCTAAGAGAAGAATCAGTTTCTTCATGTCTTTGGTTTTTCTTTTTCTTTTTTACCATTACCTGTAGTTAGTCCGAAAGTAGCAAGTGCTCCAGTAAACACAGAAGCAACGAACGTGATATCGGCTGAAGTATTTGACTTCTTGACCATAGGTAATTCAACATAGTTTAAAGTGATGATAAATCCTGACCAGATAACAACACCTAGACGCACCATCGCACCTAGTATTTGCATCTGCTCTTCATGGTCATCTATGTTTTCTTTGAGTTTTGTAAAGAGTCCCTTTTTTTCTTCCGGTTTTCTTTCCATTTTTTTATTTTATTATTTAAGAACTTTGTTATTCTTTCTTTAATATCCTGTATTATAGGAGTTGCTACAGTTGTAGCTGCTACGGCTGTAACAGCTGTTATGACTGTAGGTCCTAAGACTTCAGCCGGGGGTATCGGTACCGGGGGGAGTCCGGGCAAGTTTAGTACAGGTGCTGGAGGTTCCGCAGTTTGTACAGGTTTTGTACCCTCTGGTTCTTTTAAATCACTAGGAGGTACAACCAAAGGTACATAACTCGGAACGTCAGCTGTTGGTAAAGGTATTGATATTGTTTCTATATTATCTACTGGAGGTATCTTGATGGTGGGTATATCCATCTATGCTACTTTAAACTCCATCACCATGACAAAAGCATTTGTTATGCCAATCTGGGAATGTTGATAATATGATGATCTACCTTTAATACTATAAGTTCTATTGCTTGTATTTGAAGCATAATCTATACCTATATATGGTCCAAACTGTGTATATGAACCAGTCTGGTCAGATACAGTATTAGAGCTACCACCACGTATTTGTCCACCACTTGAACTAAAATGACCTTGACATTTGTACCACTGTTGGTTTCCATAACTCTTCATTGAATACTCATGATATATAAGATATCTCATATCAGAACTTACATTATCAAAAGTTAATTCAGTACCCGGTACAGCTTGATACCCAGTATTATAATGAGGAACTTGCCAGTGGCTAGTTCGATAACCGATCTTTACTCTTGTACATGCACTAGCCAGACCTGTAAGTGCTGCACCACTGATTGCTGGTAAAGCACCAGTTAAGTTTGCAGCGGGTATGTTAGTTAAGTTTGATGCAATAGCAGCTGGTAATGTACCCGGAAATCTAGCATCTGGAATTGTACCTGATGTAAGATTACTTGCACTTAGGTTTGTTAAATCAGGTTGTGCTACCTGTGCCCAAGTTAGACCGCCTGCATTACCAGACTGTGCTGATAAGAAATAACCATCAGTTGGGGAGTTACTTATATGTAATTTACTTTCATTTACACTAGCGTCTATAATCTTAGCTGTTCCTACTGAATCAGTTGCTAATTTATTTAGTGATATAGCACCGTTTTGTATTTTTGGTCCTGTAACTGCATCATTAGCTATAGTCAAAGACGTAGATCCAGTCACATCACCAGTATGTGTAGCGTTAGTAACCTTCGCTGTGTTTGCTGCGATAGATGCTACAACTGAATCAGCTAACTTGTCGTTAGTTACGGCATCATCTGCTAATTTAGATTCTGTTATACTTCCATCTGCTACAGAGCCAGCTATACTAAACTGACCAGCCATACTTGAATGAG